GATATGTTCATTACCCGCATATTTAATTCCATTGCGTAGATGAACATTATTTTGAAGTACTTTTTTTGGCATCCAACTAACTAAGAAACGTCCATTTTTATCAGGACTAAATATAACCTTAGTATCCTTAATGCCATCCTGCCACATAAATGACCCACGAGTTGTTATGTGTTCTTTAATAAGTGTATCATTGTAATCAATCTGTTGGTATATCTTAGTTAGATTAAACAAAGACTGCTTACTCTCATCTCTAAAAGCGTGAGACTCAGTACGTGGGTACTGTCTATAAAATTCATTGAGACCATCGGCATCGTTTTTTAATCCATCTACCTCAGCCAAAAGTCAATAGCTCCATTGGTGATCCAATTACCATCTACTCCTCTTACCCTACTCTCAGGTTTGCGGAACACAGGCATGCCGTGTATATCAATAAACCCTTCCATGTTCCATTCCATAGGAATAAACAAGGCGTATAGCCCACTCTTAGTCTGACCGTTAGCGTTGCGTGTAGATACACGAGAGTCCTCATAAATATCTTTGAAGTTCTGACCTCCCTTAGCTAATGCATTAGAGGTAGACCCCATCATACACTTGCCAATAATCTTACTACCCAAACGAAGACAGGTCTTTGTTACTCGCCAATTCTCCTTGATGTTATTTGGCTTAGTCCACTTACCACTCTCATCATGTACGAGTAGCTTTAGCTTCTCTCCGTCATAGGAGTTGTCTTCCGTATTCTTCCAATCTATTGTAGTGTCAAGTCCTTCTACTATCTCTTGCGCAGCATTAAACATATTCTTCTTCGTAATCTTCGAAGCCGGAACGCGATACGCCAATTCAGTCTTTGGCTTATCCATTCCATCCATAATAGGTTTGAAGAAAAAAGGAAGACGGCTGTTAATAGGAACAACCTTATCAGTAAACATTTTTTTAGCATCGGATCCCGTCTTTGATAATATACCAACCCTTGCATCTTTAACAAGAGTTCCCACATTGATGCACTCAGAGGACGACATAAACGAGAATCCCGAACGACGTATCTTAAGATAGTCCATACCAAAGCACCTATCGTCTGCCCTGCACGCCTCCCAAAAAATCCAAAAGATTCTATTTGCCTCACGGAAGTCGGGATATCCCACGTCAATACTCGCCCACTGAAGATACATCCAATGTGATCCCGTCATATAGGTACTCACGCCGTTGTTCATGAACCAAAATCCTTCTTCACGATAGTCAAACTGCTTCTCAATATAATCTACCCATCTGTTCTTAAAGTCAGTAGGCATCTCATTCCATTGAAAGATAGTTTGAATCTTAGCAAGTGGCTTAGGCAACTCTTCTCTCTCCCAATACTGATCTTCTTTAGCCTCTCTTCTTTTATAACATTCAGTTGGCTTGGCAGGTAGGGCTATGTTTAGTCCCGATATATTTATTACTTGACCTACAGTCCCATCTTTAGATATAACAACCATGTCATAATCGCTATCATACCCATATTCCCATGCTGCTTTTGCGTTTTTTTTCGCAAGAGTTTTAGCCGGTATATATTTATCGAGTATTTTATAGAGATTATTTTGATCGTCTTTCTGCAAATCCTTGTTTTGTATCAACCTTACTTGGTCCGTTTTCAATATTATCAAGAGATTCTCTCTCCAATTCTATCCTATTAAGAATCTCGAATGCGTCAAAGATAGCTATTTTCTTTGTCGCTGCTGCGTTTTTTAATCTATCAGCAGCTAACTCATTCACTTCACCATCAGCGTCAACAGTTTTTTGTACAATCTTTTCCTCAGCCACTTCAATAAGATGCTGAACAGCTTTGTATCCTGATTCGATAATTCTTAACTTTAACTCTCTTGTATTATAAATCATAGCTTTATAGTAATTTGATGGTCATATATGCGGTACAGCTTCTCTCCGTCCACATTAAACTCATACTCACTATCAGGGGAAAACACTACATAATCTCCTGCGTTAATACCTTGAGACATAAGATAATCATTAGGATACTTCATCATTCCCATCAACGGTTCTTTAGAAAAAGGTTTGTTGATATAAGACTCGACAGCAGGTATTGGCTTTACAAAACAATATTTATCATAAGCATACCAAGCATCTCCCTTTTTATATAAGAAGAACTGCTCGTTGTCAATTAGAAAAATATCATCTCTGAAAAAACTTCTTCCGCTTTTTCTTCTTCCCTTCATGTCGTTGTAAAACTTAAAGACATTATGGTGAACAAGAAGAGTATCACCCGGTTCAATAGGACCGGTGTACCAAAGTGGTGTATCAACAACAATAGCCTCACGATTGGAGAACTTATGCTCCTCCTCTGACGTATTAACTACGAACTCTATCCCTGCTATCTCTTTTGTGTTATTGTATCTCTTTCCTTCTTTTGGTCTCGTTATAAAATAAAACGGTGATTTCATTTAGTAGTTGATATTAAATTCAATTGAAGTGGGGATTGTGGAGTTGAACTCCTTCCAAATGAGAATCTCTTTTTTTTCGTTTATGATATAGATCTTAATAGAATCCTTGACGTGGTCATACTTAATACAATTTATTTCGTAACTATCACCAAGCACTTTCTGTCCTACGATGTAGTGCATAGCACCACTCTTGTAGTCAGGCCCCACTGATATCTTACGAATGTCCATTAAACCTGATTAAGCGTAAGAATAATGCTTGGGGTAGCAGGATGAACTCCGTTAGCAGCTTCAGTAACCATTGTGATATTGGTAGAGGTGGCAGTCCACATCAATTGAATATAGTCACCTGCGTTGAGCGAAACAAAATAATTCCAAGCGGCCATAACATAAGTGTTATTGCTTTGCAACTGAACCTTTCCATTTGTGTCAGCAATATTTGCAGCAGCTGTTGATCCGTTCTTACGCAACCAAAAATCTACTACCTGTGAACTTCCTGCTGAGTTAGCCAACTGAGCTGAAAACAATAGGTTATATACACCTGTGTTAGCTACCGTAATTCTTGTCAAGTTTGTCCCGTCACTTACAATAGACACTCCATTAGTAGCGGAAGTGTCTGTTGTTCTCAATATCACAGGGACACCTACGTTAGCACCTCCCGTTAATGTTTGGGTGATAATGTCGTAAAACGAACCTTTGTAAAACGAAGATGAAATAACATCAGGCACTAATGAAAGCACATCACCTACAGTAAAGTTCTTTGTAGCGTTATTGTTAGTAGTCTCTGTGCCGATAAGTTTATCGGTAAGTTCTACAGGACTTGCTGAGATGTATGTACTAATTTTAGCCATAGTTATTCTTTCGTTTGTTTGCTGATCTCTCCTGTCTGTATATTGATGACAGCGTCAGCACCGTATTTAGTTATTAATTTCTTCTCGTTCTCCGCAGAGACCTTTCTGATCGCATCGATATCGTTAAGGACATCGTGCTTTCTTAACTCTAAATCACCAAGAGCATTCTTAGCGTTAGTGTAGTCTTTGCTCATTGATTGGAGTAATTCTAACTCCTCTTTTAAAAGTACTGTTGCTTCCATTTGATTAGATTTATTTTTACAAATATAGTTAATTTATATTCTTCTTCATCGCACTACCAAAATAATAACCGAAGATAGATAGTACCACACCCTCAGAGATTCCAATAAGGTGAATCCATATCTCTTTGTTGTTATCAGGTATCTGAAGAAAGGCGATGGCGTATACGATAAAGCAGAACACCGACAAACCAATAAGACCTGTCAGGGTAAACATGAAATCATTACTTCCCAACTTAGACATTTCCACCTCGCGGCTACGTGCCGACTCTCTATCTCTTACCTCCGTCTCGTACATCTGAGCAAGGTCCTCCGTGAGAAGTTCCTTCTCCTCGGGGGTGAACTTATCTGATATATTGATGAGGTTCTTGACTATGCCAAGTACTCCCGCATCGGGGAGCAAGTCTCCAACGGTATCGAGTATCTCAGGTGCTTTATCTTTAATAAAGATACCGACCTTAGTCTCTTTGAATTTCTTCTTGTCCTTTCTCTTAAACCTCGAAAGGAATGTATTTTGTTCTTCCATTTGATTTGATTGCTTTTAGTGCGTTCTTACGATTACCTTTAGTTGAGAATGATACGTGTATCCAATCGGGTTGCTTGTCATTTCCAAACTCCCAAATGATTTGGTCATAGTCAAGATTCTCTCTGATCCAATGAAAAGCCTCAGCACACTTCTC